TCGACGACGCGAAGCGGGACGTGATGGCGGGTGTCGTGCTCGCGGCGCCCGGCCCTGGCTACATCCACTTTCCGGTGAAGGTCGATGAGGACTTCTTCGCGCAGCTCTGCGCGGAGCACCCGGAGGTCCGTTACAACAAGTCCAACGTCGCGACTCACACGATCTGGGTCCAGGATCGCGAGCGGAACGAGGCCTTCGACACGGCCGTCCTCTGCCTCGCAGCCTACCGGATCCTGCCAGCCCCAAATCTTCGGCACATCCTCGACATCCTCGCCAAGACGCCGGTACCGGGATCCAGCACGCCCACGCCGAGTCCCGCCAGAGCGCGCGAGCCTTCCGAGATCGACGTGCCCGACGACTGGTTGGAAGGGAGGAGATAGGTGGCCTTCACGCAGGCGCAGATCAATCAATTCGAACAGAGCCTCGCCGATCGCGGAGGTGTCGTCTCGGCGACGTTCGCCGACCAGAACGTGACCTTCACGAGCTACGAGGACGCGCTGAAGTTTCTGGCGCAGATGAAGCGCGACGTCGTGGGCGGCCAGATCACCCGGTACGTCGCGACGGACAAGGACTTGTGACATGAGGTCCTGGCTCGAGCGAGCGATCTCCTACGTCGCGCCCCAATGGGGATTGAAGCGGGCTCGCGCTGTGGTCGCGGCCGACTTCATCCTTCGTCATTACGAGGCTGCGGCGACAGGACGGCGGACGCAGGGCTGGCGCCGGCCGATTGGGGACGCGAATGCGGTCATCGGGCCGGCCGTGGGCCGCGTCCGCGCGGTGGTCCGAGACCTCGCGAGAAACAACCCGCATGCCAAGCGGGGCATCCGGACGATCGCGAACCACGTCGTCGGCTGGGGGATCGTACCCAAACCGAACCCCGCGAACGCCAAAGCCGTGCAGGTATGGAAGGCATGGGCCGGGAAAACGGCCTGCGATGCCGACGGCCGCAACGACTTCTACGGCCTGCAGAAGCTCATCATGCGGACCGTCGCTGAATCCGGCGAGGTGCTCGTGAGACGGCGCTTCCGCACGCGCCCAGAGGACGCGGACCTGCCGATCCCCATGCAGATCCAGGTCCTCGAGGGCGATTACATCGACACCGATAGGACGGGCATCGACGTGCGGGGCCCCCAGGGACAGATGGTCGGTCGGATCATCAATGGCGTCGAGTTCGATCTCATTGGGAAGCGCGTCGCCTACTGGCTCTTCCGCGAGCACCCCGGCGCCTTCACATTCGGCGGGGGCTACAACTCGGTCCGGGTTCCGGCGGAGGGCGTCCTGCACGTCTACTACCAGGAGCGTCCCGGTCAGGTCCGCGGGATGAGTTGGCTCGCGCCAATCGTTCCCAAGCTAAAGGATTTCGATGAGTACGACGACGCGCAGCTCCTCAAGCAGAAGATCGCCGCTTACCTCGCGGTCGTGGTGACCGATCCGACAGGCGAGAGCGCTACGCTCGGCAACGCGAGCGAACAAGACAGCGACCAGCCCTATACCGACAAACTCAAGCCCGGCGCGGTGATCCAAGGACCGCCGGGCCAAAACATTCAGGTCGTGCAGCCACCGCGGGTCGCCGAGTTCAAGGACTACGCGGAAGTGACGCTGCGGGCCATCGCCGCAGGGCTCGGCAACACCTACGAGGACCTCACGGGGGACTACACGGAGCTGCCCTTCTCGGCGGCCCGGATGAGCCGCTTGAGCCATTGGGATGACGTCCATGACTGGCGCTGGCAGATGCTCGTCCCTCAGTTCTGCGACCCCGTCTGGCACTGGGCGATGGAGGCGGCGGCCATTGTTGACAAGGTGGACGAGGTGCCCGCCGCCGAGTGGACGGCGCCGCCGCTTCCGATGATCGAACCGGACAAAGAGGGCCTCGCCTATCAACGCAACGTGCGGACCGGGATCATGAGCTTGTCGGAGGCAATCCGGGAGCGCGGCTACGACCCGCGCGATCTGCTGGCGGAGCTCTCGAACGACTTCAAGGAACTGGACCGCCTTGGCCTCGTGCTCGATAGCGACCCTCGGAAGATGACGCAGGCGGGGCAGATGCAATCCGCGCCCGCTGTCACCGGGCTTGGTGCCCCGGGCGGCGGCAACGGGTCCATCTCGGCGGCTGACGTGGCACGGTTGCTCATCGAGTGGGCGGCGGGGGCAGGAAGAGGAGGACGAGTTGATCCAACCCAGAGAGCTTGAGCGGCCCGAGGACGAGCTGGAACTCCAGAACCGAGAGGGCGAAGAGCGGCCGGCACGCCGCCGGTCGGAGGGTGCCGAGATCCGCGCGCTCCGGGAGCGGCTCGATAAGATCGAGCAGGCGATCGTCCGGGCGAAGAAGCTCCCCCTCCCGATCGGCGGCCACTGCCGCGACTGCTGGGACCGCGGACGCCGCGCGGTGCTGGAGACCATAGAGCACGAATGAGCCTCCTGCCGCCGCGCGAGCACGCGACGCTTCCGCTCACCACGCGGCAGAGGGCGATCCTCGACTATATCGCGGCGGTGCAAGAGGTCCAGGGACGGCCACCGAGCGCCCGCGTCGTCGCCTGGCGTTTCGGTCTGACCCTGAGCACCGTCCAACAGTACCTCCTCGCCGCCTACCGGCGGGGTTGGCTCAAGACGCCGACGACGGATGGCCTCTACTGCCTCCACGGCGGCGGCGGCCCCCACGCCGAGGGGCGCTAACTCTAGCCCACACAACCCAAAGGGTACCGGTCAATTTGACCGGTAGCGCGCACCTTCTGCGCGGGGCGACACTATCCGCCGTGAAGGTCGGACCGGATGCCGTTTCCGAACGAGCACGCCGCGCGCCTCAAGGACCCGGGCCAGTACATCCGCTTCCGTCGGGAGAACGACAAGTTCGCCACCGGCATCCACGCCATCTGGGGAATCAAGCGCGACCAGACGACCGAACTCCAAGCGATCCGCTTCGACGCGAAGAAGTTCACCGCCGAGGAGGCGAAGAAGTGGCTCAAGGACCACGATCAGAAGGCCATCCTCTTCGAGAAGGCCACCGGCGATGACAACAAGAAGAGCGACGAGGGCGGGATGAGCACGCGCACCGTTCGGATGCCGCCGCTCTCGCTGCGGGCCAACTTCGCCCCCAGGACAATCAACGAGGACGACCGCAGCGTCGAGTTGATCTTCACGACGGGTGCCGCCGTGAAGCGGCGGGACTTCTGGACGGGCAAGGAATACGTCGAGGTCCTCTCGCTCGATCCCGCGCACATCCGCCTCGATCGCCTGAATGATGGGGGCCCGCTGCTCGACTCGCATCGGCCGTTCTCCGTCGCCGACCAGCTCGGTGCCGTCGTGCCCGGTAGCGTCGAGCTGATGAAGAAGGCCGTCGTCGGCCGCGTGCGCTTCAGCCGCCGGCAGGAGGTCGAGGCCATCTGGCAGGACGTGCGGGACGGCCTCGTCCGGAGCGTCAGCATCGGCTATCGGATTCACAAGTTCGAGGAGAAGCCGGGGAAGGGCGAAGACGGACCGCCGATCCGGACCGCAGTGGACTGGGAGCCTTTCGAGGTTTCGATGGTCCCCATCCCGGCCGATGCCGGAGCAAAGGTTCGCGCGGGCGAAGTGGACGACGCGAACGAGTGCGAGATCGTGGCGACGGCAGAGGCCGCCGGAGCGACAAAGACGCCGGAACGCAATCGATCCCAGGTCGCGGGCGAAGCGACCATCCAGGAGGATGTCATGCCCGAAGAGACGCGCTCGGAGGAGTTCCGGGCCGACATGAGTCTGACCCCGCCGCCCGCGCCGAAGCCGGCCGCGGAGCCCACAGACCATCAGAAGGGCGCCGAGGCCGAGCGTAATCGCGTCGCTGGCATCCGCAAGGCATGCCTCAACGCGGGATGCTCGCGCGCCCTTGAGAGCGAGCTCATCGACAAGGGCGTCTCGCTCGAGCAGGCACAGATGCGCGTTCTGGAGTGGGTCGGGGCGCAGAACCAGAACGACGTGCCCCGCCAGGTCTCCAGACCGTCGGGCCACGAGGTCACGGTGGGAGAGGATCCGTTCATCCACGTCCGCGAGGGCATCGAGAACGCGCTCCTTCACAAGGCCCACCCCTGGACGAAGGACGCCAACGGCAGGGAGGTCGGCTTCAAGCTCAGCGACAAGGGCCACGAGTATCGAGGTCTGAACCTGATCCGGTTGGCCGAGCGCTACCTGATCAAGCAAGGCATCCGCACCGAGGGTCTCTCGCCGATGGAAGTCGCGGCGATCGCCCTCGGTC